CATAAGCAATGGCAGAACCTTCGTTCTTGACAGGCGCAGCACTGAAGCCAGCCAGTTTGGTTTCTTCTTCAAAGCTACGTTCCGATTTCTCGATCTCGTAGATTTCCTTGTGCTCTTCGCCGTAGCGGCCATACTCCATACCGAACAAAGCGTTCAGACCGGGGAGCAACTCTTTCAGCAGTTGTGCGCGTGAAATAGCCATGATTTAGCTCCTTAATTAAACGCCAAGCGGATTGAGATACTGATGACCGCCAGCCCACGTAATCGTGTTTGGAGTGCCTTCAGTGAGAGTGAAGTAAGGTGCGTTCCATTTAACGATCAGCTCACAGAAGTTGCCAGATGAATTGGCAGTATCAGGAACAACGTCAATAATACGGATAGGCAAAGAAGCAGTAACTGTAGCGCCGTCGGTGTAGACACCAATAGCAGAGTCACCGGTAAATGTGCTACCAGTATTTTGAACGATCTGAGCGTTACCGCCAATGACGGTGCGACCCAAGAAAGCGGGAACCAAGCCGTTACCATCTTCAGTAGCGCCGGAAACCAACACAACTTTGAACAGCTGGTCAGGATCATCTGCTACATAAGCAGTAATCAAGGTGCCAGTTGGCGCAGTAGTGCCAGAGGGGAAGTACTGAGAGAAGATCACTTGACCTTGTGCGTTAACATAAGAACAACCCATGAACACACCGCAAGGTGTGGCCGTAGATTCACCTACATCTTTAGCGACAGTGCCACCAGCCAAAATTTTCACCACATCACCGTAGAAGATAGCGGGGGTTGTACCGCTAGCGATTACGTATTGGCGAGTTTGACCGGCGTACACCTGACCACCGATCAAATTGATCGGCTTAAGACCGTATGGACGGTCGATGGTGGGATAAGCCATTTAAGACTCCTATAAATTTAAGAACCAGAACCGAAAGAGACCTTGGTTTTCTTTTCTGAGAAAAGGGGCATCCGAGGATCACTTTCACGAAGAAAATTGTTGTCCACTGAGTCCATTTGAGCTTTATTTTGGTTGGAGTAGTACTCCATACGCTGTTTCAAAAACTCTTCAGGGATACGGCAGAGCAACAGTCCACCCACTTCTACGTTGCCTTTAAAGCGACCTTCAGTGGTAGCGTGCATCATTAGTTCGGGATATTCTTCTGCTTTGCAGGGTTCGTATCCTTCACGTAACTTTGAAGAAATGTTGCTTGGATCAGAAGTACCTAGAGTACTGATACGCACCCAACGATGTTCCCAGCCCGGACGTTTATCTGGACTTGGCAGAGCCTCTGGGGGACGCCACGCTTCTGGGCGCTGCATCACTTGACGAGAATCTGCTTCACGAGCAGTGCGATTTTGTGTCTTTCCAGACGTTAATACTTCATCCATTATTCACCTCTTTTAAGTAAAGCAACCTGTTTAGCGTATTCTTCCAAAGTAACCCCAAGACGGCGAGCTATCGCTGCTTCGGACTGCTTCAGCCTAATACGATTAGGCGGAGTGCTACGGGAGGCGGGTGCCACCACAGTAGCGGGTTTTGTTGCACGGCGCGGAGGTTCATCCTCGTAAGCCGGTTCCGATACCTTTTTCGAAGGAGTATCATCTTCATCGCTCTGAGTATCTTCAAAGTACTCAGGAAATCGTCTACGCATTGTAGCGTCTACTCGTTTGTAATAGTCATCAGAGCCTACACGGTCTTCACCCAACTCTCTGACTAGCTTTTGATGCAACCCGAGGGCGGAAGCTGTCATTTCAGGGTCAGTACCAAACCATGTATTTTTTGACATCCAACGTTCATCTTTTTCAGATACTTTTGGTTGATTTGTATTACTTTGTTGCGTTTGTACCTCTTTTTGCGGGGCTTGTAAAGGCCTCATGTTGTTAACTTTGTCAAGTTTCAACGTAGCACGCGAAATTTCTGCCTGTGCATCTACCAACGCATCCGAATCTCCGGACTCATAAGCTTCTTTATATTTCTTCTTAGCGTTCTCAAACTCCATCTCGGCAGATGTTTTTGACTTCTCAATGTATGCCTTTGAGCCAGCCTGCACTTGGTTCTGCAGCTTGCGGTTTTGTTCCCACAACTGTTTGGCAAGTGTTTCCGCAGCCTCGCGTTCACGCTGTGCTTCTTCTTTAGCACGGCGCTCATCGTGATAACCACGGGTAAATTTTTTAATACGCAGCTGAACCTTTTCATCGTACGAGGCTAACTCGTCTTCTGTTGGGTCTTCAGGTGGTGTGTCATCGGGCTTGCGGCCACGATCTCTTCGGGGGGTGTCATCTTCGATTTCAACTTCAAAGTCGTCATCCCGTGTATCTACGGGTTTACCCTTAACTTCCTTTTCATCGGGGAACTCAAAGTCCTCGCCTTTAAACTCTGACTGTGCCATTAGTTACTCCTTATGATGCACGTGTAATACCACGGGGGTCTTCCACAACTGCTTCAACTGAGTCATCATTAATGACGCGGAATTCACGGCCATGGATCTTCAGACGGGTGCCTGAATTAGGTCGGACGATGACAAAATCACCTTCCTTGCAACTCGGTCCGCTAGGGAAACGAGTGGTGTCCTTGTACGCATCTGGGCCAACTTTGACCACAAACAATACAGGGGTGAGCATTTCTTCAAAGTGCATAGACTGGCTAGACTTAATGATCCCAACTTCACTGTCGGCATACTCTTGCATGGCTTCTGGGACCACACAGAGCAGGTGAAAAGTTTTAGGATCGGGCAACTGCTTAGCTTTGTCTTCGGTAGGCTTATTAAGAATGCCGGACAAATCCACAGCAGCGATATCAAATTCAGTCATCGGATTTCTCCATTCTTTGCACGAGCTCATTAATAATGTTTTCTGCTAGGTTAAGGCCTCGGATTACCCCGCAGACACTGCGATAGTCCTCTATATTGTCGGCTCTACCCGCTGCAACATAGGCTTCTTGCGCTTGACGGTATTTCTCCATCTCTTTGGCGACGTGCGCCAATACTTTGTAGTCGTTCAACATTACTCCCTCTTAGGTTTTTGATTTGCTCTTTGTGCGGCTTGTGCTGCCATCTGAGCGCGGTGCTTGGCGAGTTCAGCGCCAATTTTGGTACCCTCAAGAAGCTGCTGCTTCTCAAGTTTGTCTTTAGCAGCGGCAGAGCTTGCACCTACTTGCATTGCCGCGATTTCTTTCTGGGCCTCAATACGAGACTCTTCAATACGAAGCTGGTCGGCTTTAGCCGCTGCGTCAATCTGTTGTTTCTGCGCTTTAAGCTGGAGCTCCTGCATCTTGATCTGCAACTCTTGCTGCTGCATTTGAATGATGGGGTCCTGTGCTTGTTGCTGTGCCTGCTGCTGCGCAATTTGAGCCTGAGCCTGTTGAGTAATCTGCATGGACGCTTGAGCAGTAAGCTGTGCAACCTGTGCTGCAACTTCTGGAGACATGTTCTTCTCTTGCTCCTCAGTCGGCAAAAGTAAGCCAACAGTCTGCTCAATCTCTTTACGATACGCAAACGCTAAGTGCTCGTTAACGTGAGCCATAACAGCCGCCACGATTGCCTGACCTTGAGGAGTCTGCTGGATAAGACCCATGATCTTGGGGTTCTGCAACATTGAAGTGTGGACTGCAATGTGGGCTTCATGCTCTTGCTCAATAAATGCTTTTGCAGGTTTGCCAGTCAAGATGTTCTGGTTCTCCTGCACTGGGTCCGTGGGTGTCTGGTCATCTTCAATAGGCACCAACTTAGCGGCGTTCTTTATGCCCAACACTTCGATCATCTGGCGGTGCAGGAGTGGCAAGTCATACAGCTGGGGTGCTGTCTGTGCTAACTGAAGTGCGGCTTGATACTGAACAATCTTCTGCGCCATCGTTGCAGCGTTAGGGTCACTCACAGGAATCACAGCGACCATGTCATAGTCTGACTTCTTAGCTTTACGTGAACCTTCGATTGGCTCGTAGTCGTAGTCTTCTGGTGTGTAGTCGGCGATGATGGCCTTGAGCAAACGGAACTCTTGACGCATCGAGTAGTGCATACGGGCTTGTACCGCGCCCATAACTTTCAACGTTCTTTCAAGAATAGCCAGAGTTGTACCTACGGGTGCTTGCGCACTCATATCACTGACGTTCATGTCTCCTGCGGATGCGAACTGCCTACCCTCTTGCACAATGTTCTGGAACAGAGCGAAGAGAACTTGACTGGGTTCTTTGTACGGCAGAGGCAAGATATTGTCTCTAATTGAACCACTGGGTACGTCGACATCACGAAACTCTCCCGGTTGAATAGGGGTATCGTCGCCCTTGATTCGCAAGCCTCTGGATTTGAGTCCGCCCGGTAAATTGGATAACGTACCTGCATCAACAAGTTGCCGGATGAGCATGGTCGCGCTCTTCGCATATCCGCCGATAAGGTGAATAAGACCATATCCATAAAATCCAAACCCCGGTATATATTGGTAATGTACAAAGTGCTGACGCTTGGTATGCAGTGTATCGCCCTCGTACCAATTACGGCGAATAGCCAAGACTTTCTGCGTACCTTTTTCAACAGTCACAACATAGGGCAGTGCTATACCTGTCTTCTCGCCATGCTTGTCTGTATGTTCGTAGCCTTTCAAATCAAGATCAACGTGCATCTCAAGGATACGAAAACGCTCATCTTGCAACGCTGACATGCCCATCTCTTCGGCTTTTTGTTTCTCAATGTCATCAAGCTCATTTGTTGGCTCGCCCAAATCTACGTCGCTGTAGAACCCAGCTTCTTGCAACTTCAACACTTCATTCTCTGTCTTGCGCATCACGTGGGTCACACGCTCTGAACGCTCCAACGATGTCGCACCATAGGGCACAACGATGTCTTCGGCTGGAATAAACATCGCAATCTGACGACCAATGCTTGGGTCGTAGTACACCTTCTTAAACGCCGAGCCAGCTAGGGGCAAGTTCCACAACAGCTTCTCATGCTCAGGGCGATACTCCTGCATCACTTCAGTCAACTGATAGTTCATGTCCTCGCGCACGCGAGTGGAGGCTTCTTCTTTCTCGGGTGTATCCTTACCAAGGATCTGCGTCTTTACGGGACCCGCTGCTGGGAACGTCTCCATTATCCCCTCGCTCTGGAACCTAACTACGGACTCAGTCAACATCGGGTGGAACACGCCACATGCACCCTGCCATGGCTCAGTCCTGTCCTCGTACTTCAGGCCCAACAACTTCAAGCCGTCTACGTACGTCTGTATCCACTCTTTGCGGTCACCAATATCTTTAGTGAAGTCATCAACCAAGTCCTTGCCCAAAGTCCCAAGCACGTCGTCACCAATGTAGTCGGCAAGATTAGCATCAAAGTCTTCGCCACCTGTCTCATCACTGGGCATCAGATCAATCTCAATATCACCCATACCAATACGAATTGCTTCGGGGTCTTCAACTTCAATCTCAAGCGGGGGCGTACCATTGTCTTCTTGGATACCCATGGGCGCTGCGTACAGGCCTTTGTCTATAGAACTTGTTGCCATTTTTAATCCTTAAACTGTATAAAACCGCTCGCGGCGGTGACTCTTAAACCATTGAATTTCTTCGGGCTCATCGGTTGGTAAACGCAAGAACCCACCCTGACGGAAGCGCATTAACGCAAGAGTTGTTGCGTCAACCAAGTCATCATGCTCCCCAGACGGGAACGCTGCAATCTCATCCACCAACTCTTCCGCCCAGCGGGTTCGTGGAACCCACACTTTGCCACTCGCAATTATGTCTGAGACTGAGTTTAAGCGGGCAATTTTGTCTTGGCCCTTACTTGGCGTGTACTCCTGCACCGGTATACCCATCGCCCTTAACTCATATATAAGTGGAGCG